GCTACAGCCCATAAAGGTGCTCCAGCGGCGCTATCAGCTGATGTTTGCATTGACATATTATTCTCTCCCTTTTAGTTAAATAATCGGTACTCACTTTTTAAATATAGTACCACTATTTATAAGGGAAAGTATTAGAAGCCTAGTTTTTTCAACTCGGCGATTGTTTGTGAGGCTGATTTGAATGTGATACCTGTACCACCTGCTTTGTTAAATTCAGCAGTATTCTTTTCATAGTCATCAATTAGAATAGAACCAGGACTTGCAAAGTTCTTCTTTTGACTTCTCATTACTAGATTGATTTTATTGGCAGGTATACCAGTGTTTCTCATAGCCCACTTCTTCTTGCCTGGAATGCAATTAGGGTCGTGAGCATGTTCTACATATGCACTAAGAATATGTGGGTTGTATTTCTTAACGAAAGAAAATAGTTTCTTTCCTTCATTCAACCATGGTCCGTCTGACCAAAATTTCTTATTTGCAATGATTGGATCCCAACGCTCTTTTCTACCAAGTTTAGTCCATTGGTTTATTGTGAGACCTGTAGTCTTCTCAATGTTCTTTACAAAGTCGAAAAGGACGCCATCCATATCGAGATATATTCGAGGTAAGTTTTTCATAGTGTATCCTTTTCTTATTATATGTATATACTATCACATATCCACATATAAGGCAAGCAAAAAAGGCACCTTTTTTACGATTATTTGTATTCTACTTCAGGTTTTGTGTCGATTTTAGTCGCTTTTTCGCCTGTCATAGTAACTTTTCTCTTCATATCCTTAGGGTCTTCTTTTTTGGCAGGCACCATAGTTTCAATACCCTCATCTTTTGCTGAATATTTAGAATCAATCTTATTGAAAAATGCTTTTTTCTCAGCAGGTGACATTGAACCGATACCTTTACCGGCTTTTTCTAGTTCTTTTTTGAACATTGCTTGGTAACCTGAATCTTCTCTGTAACTACCTTGTAGTTTCTTTGCGACTTCTTCTAGGCTGCCAGGCTTGTGGTTTAAATAGTTTGACATTTTAGTTTCCTTTTACTTTAGCAGCTAAATCTTTATCAGCTCCACCCCATGTTCCAGAGGATTTAGTTATAAATGAGTTTACTCTAGCAAATGCCCATTGTTGCTGTGATGCACCTGGTCGGTGTCCACCTCTCCATGCGGCCATGCCTCTATCATATACTTTCTTTAGAATACCATATGGCATTCCAGACTTTTCAGCTTTGTTTTTTAGACCTTCGATTTGTTCAAACATCTGTTTAGCTGGATGGTCTTCATTTTTCATCTTTGATAATTTATCTCCGATTTCATGTCCTTTTTTGATAGTCTTTTTATCTAAAGGTGGTTCATCATTAAATTTCTTTTTAGCAGTTGCCATACCAATTGCATATGCTTTGTCTTTGGCCATTTCATCTAAGTTTTCATTAGTTCTTTGTAAAACCTTTTGAACATCAGGATGTTTTGATAAACCTTTTGCAAGTTTCTCAATAGCTTTGACAGCGCCAGTATAATTACCTTGTTTGTATCTAGGGTCATTTGCAATACCGTATGCTTGTTTAATTTGTTGTGAAGTAAACTCTACAAGTGTTTCTTCAGGCACACAATTAGGTACTTGTTTGCCACCTTTATCTTTCATACCAACTTGTTTGTAACCTGTCCAACAAGCTTCAAACATTTCTTCATCCATTTCTTCACCGAATTGGATATTTTTTACCGTAAATTTCATATTTCTTACTGCAAGTTTACTTCTTGAACCACTTGAAATAAAAGGTATGTTTTCTTTACCTAATTTTTGTAAGTCTGCTTCTTTAAATTTATCAAGAATATTCATAAGTTGTTTTGCTCTAGCAGCTGTAATCTTTTTATTTCTAAAAGGTTCGTATTCTTTTTTAAGAGTTGCAATCATTTGAGGTGTAATACCAGCTTCTGAAATTACTTCTTCATTTTTATATTTCTTTTCTAGTATCAATCTGCCTACATAACCTAATTTATCTTCATTTTTTCTTGTCATCTTTGATAAATCTTTAAACATATCTAAAGCAGCTTCTAATGAAGAATTACATTTATGTGATTTTGTATAATTATCGTGGTCAGCATTTTCATCATAACAAAACTCTAATTCACCTGCAATCATTTCAAGTTTCTCTTTCATTTTTTCGTCTTTAGTTTCATCTGCTACACTTAATAATGAGTTAGCCATATCTTCTAGGTTCTGAAGTGTCTCTATAACTTCTGGTCTAAAACCTTTTTTAGCATTTGACATACCACTACCAGGACTGCCTTCAGTTTTATCTGCATTTACCATATCAACTATTGTTTTTAAAGTTGCTGTACCATCTTTAATTAATGGTCCCATATTTTTTGAAGTCTGTTGAGGCGTATCACCATATGCTTGGTCATTAAATAAATCTATTTGTTTATCAGCTACTTTCATTTTTTCTAATGACGCTAATTTTTTACCACTAAATTTTGCCATCAAATCTTGAAATGCCGCTTCTGCTTTATCTGGTTCTGCTTCAGCAACATCACTACCTACATACCCAAGTTCATCTGCAAGGTCATCAAGACCCATTTCTCTACATTTTTCTATAGCAGCGTCAAATGAAAATTCATCATCAAAATCTAATTCTATTGGATTGCCATCTTCATCTTCTAAATCACCATTGTCTAGGTCTTTTAAAAAGTTTCTTGATTTAATTTGTGTATCGTCTGCTTCTTTTGGTTTATCTTTTTTAGGTGCTTCAGGTTTTTTAGGAGCAGGTGTATCAGATTTTGGTTCATCATCTTTACCTACTTTTACTAGATTATCACCAGAAGTTTTATGAGTTACCTTACCATCTTTACCATAACGACCAAACTTCATATAGTCTAGTCCCATACCTTTTGCTTTATCAGAGGCAGCCGATTCTGTCATTTCTTCTTCTTCATCATTAAGTTTAGATTTATCTTTACCCGCTTGAGCAATCATATCTGAACGTTTTTTTGCTTCTTGTTCTTCTTTTTCTTTTTCCATCTTTTGCTTTAGATGTTTATAAGCAATACCTACCTGTAATAATGGTTCGCCTGTTTCAGGATTAACCATTTTATCTTGTGCTGTTCTAGCTCTTTGTGCTTGTTTCTGTGCGTCTGTTTGTGCTTTTTGTTTTACAGCAACCGTTTGCTCTCTACTTTTTTCTAATTCTTTTTTAAGTTTTTCTACTTCACCATTTTCTGCTTCTTCTAAACTTTCTTTGTATATAAAATCACCTGCATAGTCATTAAGTTTGTCAACTTCTCTATCAGAAATATAATTACCATCTTTCTCTATACCATTCATAGATACATCTAAAACAGACCTAGACCCTCTAGCTTGTGCTTGTTTGACGATTTTATTTAATGCTTGACCAAACTTTTTAGCAGCATCCTTAGGACTAAAAGCATTGATATTCATTTCTTTACCCTGGCCAACATATCTATTATCAGCACCACTACTTGAATCTACATCATAATTAATAGTAAATTTTGCCTCTTCTAATTCTTCTTCTTTTACTTCAACAGGTACATCATTTTCAGGTGCTACATCTGTTTTTTCTTTCTTCTTTACAGCTTCTTCCCAAGTCTCAACGGTTTCTTTAATCTTATCTGTCTTAGCTTTTGCTTGAGCGTCTTGCATATCTTGAGCAGAATCACCCTCTGATTCACCTAGAATTGCTTTTACCGTTTTTACATCTATGCCTAATTCTTTTGCAATCTTAGCCGCTGACGCACCTTGTTTTCTCATTGCGTCTATATCTGACATTCTACCTTCAACTAAATCTGATAGTTGATTAATACCTGCGTGTTTGATTGCTAGTTGTGTAGGGACATCCATATTTGCAATCATTTTTTTGACTGCTGGTGTCACATCTGATTTTGTTTTATGTTTCCATAAATTTTTAATGTTCTTAATTTGTGTGTCATTCAGTCTTGATTGTAAGTAACCAACTTCATTTAAGTTTACTTCAGCCATTGCTTCTGACATTGTTTTTCTATATCTACTCATTAGTTGTTTACCTTTGCTCCTGCTCTCCATTGATAACAAGACCAATATCGTGCTTTCCATTTAGGACCTGGATTATCACAATTGTGCCTTGCTCTAAACGATTTACGTCTAGCTGGGTCGTCTCTTTTAATACTTAAACCTGTTGTGTCACCAAATGATACTTTAACTACATTACCTTTTTCGTTCTTAACATAAACATAAAACTTCTTACTACCACCACGAATTGGGTCATTAAGTTTGACCTTTTTGCCTTGATATTCAGACTCTTGTAAAGGTTCGTGTTCGTGTTCAAAAATACACTCATCACATTCTTTATCGTAGTTTTCAAATTCTTTTAATGTTTTTACCATTAGACTTTCTCTATCATTTTAGCAACAGCCTCTTTTAGCTTTGCTTCCCATTGTTCTTTATAACGTTCCCTATATTTATTCATTGTGGACTCTGTAGCTGCCCATTCTTTTATATCTTTTTCAGTAGGGTTATCCGTTTCTCTTTCTAGGAAACCTTTGATTTTCTTCTTAACTGCCATATCACCACTACCTGGTTGTGACGGTTTGTATGTAGGATTTTCATATCCTGCATAGTCTGGTTCACCTGGTGTTATGGTTGATGTATGTTTAGCGTAGTCGTTACCAATGTCTGTCGCCTCTTTAATCTTTGAAACGAGGTCTTTTCGTAATTCTCCAAACATTTTTTTATATTTCTGCGTGTGTTTAGATGGTTTAGTTTTAGCTGTCTTATCTCCAGGTGCTGGAGTGTTGTCATTCTTGGTTGTGTCTTTGCCTTTAAAATGGCCAGCTCGTTTATCTTTAACATCTTTTTTTAGTCCACTATAATACTTTTTAGGTTGTGTTCCTTTTTTATCTTTCACGTCTTTATCTTGAGCTAATCTATCAGTATGTGCTTTAGAAGCCTCTGATACTGCCTCAAATCCATAGTCAACGTCTAGGTTATATTCCCTCACGTCTACCTCTCTATCTGCCGATACAGGTACACAATCCCATATCCAAGCTTTATGTAAATTATTTTTATCGTCTTCTAATACGACATAATTAGTACCTTTTCTTTTTACGGTACCTTGTATATCTTCTTTGACATAATCAACTTTGTCACCAATATTAAATATCATTTCTCTAATATATAAATCTCTAATTTGTTGGTGTTCAAAGTCTTTAAATGGTACAACTTCTTTAGTCTCGCCTGTGTATTGAGCGGCTAAATTCATACCTTGTCTTACTTGTTTCATTATAGCATTTGCGTCAACACCTCTTGGTAGTCCTCTTTTAAAACTAGCAATATCGTTGCTTGAAGCAGCTGCTCTCATTTTACTCGCTGACATACCTGATACGTTATCGGCATCGGGGTCTCTTTCGCCAGCAGATACAACATCAATATTATCAAAGTTATAATAACCGTGTCTTGATTTTACATCATTATACTTTTTAATTATTGTATCAAATTCTCTAACTCTATCACTACCTACAACCATAGTTATATCACTATAACCTTTTTTGTAAAGTAATGTACAAATATCTAATATCATATTTGTATTATTAACTTCTATATTTCTTGCGTGTCTAGGAAACATCTTTTTCATTATGTCTAGTTTTTGTCTAGGCGATAATGGATTCTTTTTAGGGTCCTGACTTCTACTTAAATAAATTCTGTAATCGTTTGACCTAATACTTGCCACTTTATTAATTAACTTTTCGTGACCAGTTGTAGGTGGATTAAATCTACCAAAACTAAATGCGATTGACTTGCCTTTAGCTTCGTGCATTTCTAAATCATCTATCTCTTTATCGGTAACTTTACCGTCATCTAAAATCTTTTTACATTTTTTATAGAAGTTTAAATAGTGATATTTTTCTAACATCTTATAGATAACATTTTTAGGTAATCTATTCTTAATACCAAACTTTTGTATTTCGTCTGGTGTCATATCTGTATCAAAAGCAGCTCTTCTATCTGCGTCAACACCATCACCTACTTTAATAATGGCTTTGATACTATCTTCTATTTCTTCTAACTTATCGTTAATTCTATCTTGTAAATTTAAAATATCATTAGGTTCTAATTCTTCTAATTCTCTGTAATCAATAATGTCTCTTTTTAATTCACCTTTGATAACATCTAACTCTTGTACTTTTTTCTCAAAATCTTTTAAGTATAAACTAGGGTCAAATGTAAAATCGTCAGGTCTTTTTATAAACTTATTACCCTCAATATCAAATACTGCGTCTGCCTTTTTATTCTGGTCATCATAAGTTTGTTTGTCTGTAATAAAATAATAATTAATAGGGTGTTTAGAACCTGGTATTAATTTGCCTTGTATGTTATCTGGATTAGAAGCAGACAAATACTTTTTAGATAGTCTTAATCTTTCTTCTTCTTGTTTATCAACAGGTACATCAAACAATACATTAAGGTCTAGGTCTGCGTCATTTCTATATCTCTTTGTAAGAATAGAACCGATAAGAGAAACTTTTAAAACAGGATACTCACTTTCAAATTCTTCTAGTTGTTTATTGATTAATACAACAACACTAGGTTTGATTTTAGGATTAGGAGTATCAGCGTCATCAAACACAGCCTTAGCATATGTTCTTCTTGGTATATCTATGATACTTTCTTTAAACGTTTTCATCTTCTTTTTAATTTTCTTTCTGTAGCCATCCATCTTTTTGCTGTGTATGACTTAATTTTATTTGATAATAAACCTCTTACTGCTTTACCAACTTTACTCATTACTATTGTTGTAAGTTCTTTATCGTCTTTACTATTATCTACAATCACCATATTATTCATACCAAATAAATTTTGAAATCTACCAATATTAGATTGTACACCTTCCCAAGATTTTCTTGTAATATATTCTGGTACGGTTCTCTCTCTTTTTTTATTTCTTTCTAATGCAACATCTAAACTAGTATTAACAAATATCATATAACAATCATAACCTAATTGTCTTAACATAGCAGTTTGGTTTTTAATCTTATCATAATCTCTACCAGTACCATCAACAACCATACCTAATCTACCTTTGATAGATAAGTCCATTATATTACCTGTTGTTGCCTTTGCTCTGGCTCTTACTATATCTCTCGCCTCTGCCTCATCTTCAGGCATTTTTAATGAAAGATTGTTTTTCTTTAATGCATTTTCAAAACCAGTATCAGAGTTAATCATTCTTAAACCTGTACCACCAAAAGCACTTCTTGTCACAAATGTTTTACCAGAACCTGGACCACCTGCAAGAAAAAATGCCTTAAAAATATTAGGGTCATATAAACCCTCATTTAATTCTGTATATTTTATGTCGTTAAATGTTTTCATCTTTCTATTCTTTTTATAATTTTATTTGCAATAACTTCAGGCTCTGCACCCTCAGCTTTAATATTTATTAATTGTTCATCAAAATGTTTAATAACAGGACCAACTTGTTTTTCGTGTTCTCTTAATCTTTGTTTAATAACTTCTGGTTTATCATCTGCTCTACCTCTGGCCGTCAATCTTCTAATTACTTCTTGTTCAGATACTTGTAAGTTAATAATAAAATTATGTTCTATATTATTTTTATCCATTGCTCTTACTTGTTCCATACTTCTAGGAAAACCATCAAATACATATCCGTTTCTTGCGTCTGGTTTTTTAAGTCTGTCCATAACTTCTCTCATAACAATCTCTGTCGGAGCAAACTTACCATTCGCTAATAATTCTTTTAC